GATTGCCAGACTATCTTAAACCATCAAACGCATAATTTATAAACGCATCATTCCTTTGTTGACGATATTCGCAATTTTCAATATCGCCTGGGCAATCTCCTACCTCGTTAATATACGGACAATCACCATTTGTACAACGGGTATTCCCTGTTATAACAACAAAATCATCGCCGTGTTGAATAAATCGTTCTTCCATTTATAATTCTAATTTCTCCTTTTCTACTTTTCCAAAAATTGTCATCGTTATGGTCGATAACTTTTCAAGGTATTGCCATTTCAGAAACACCTTTTTTACTGGTAGCATGATCTCCTACTGACTATCACTTAAGCAACATTCATATATGTAAACAACTCCAATTTTTTATTTTCATCAAGTTCAGAAAATAATTTTTTCATATAATCAATTCCCTCTACAGTAAAAACATAACTGTAAGTGAAACTATCCCCATATTTATTGCATCCAACAATCCTTAATATCTTTTTATTCAATGCATCATCTGTAACAAACGTAACTCGCTTTGATGCTCCGTTTGACTCCATTTCCTTCATTGTTATAATACCTAAATCAACCATGTACTCTCTGACCTTATCATAGATGTATTCTTTGGGTAATATTCCGTTCTCAGCAAAATCTTTAAATAAAAGACTAAACCTTACTTCTCCATCCTTAATAGGATCATATTGTTTCTTATTAGAAACTTTTTTATCAGATGGTAAATCTTTTTTCTTATGTGCCTTTACCCTATATTCAGAGAATAATATTGCCAATTTCTCTAATTCTTTTATCTTATCATCCCTAACAACATATTCTTCAAGCATTAATTTCTGACCATTTATGACATAGTATATAGGATGTTTATAGGTAAAATGATTCTTATTATTTCCGCTATCTTCTAAATATTTTTCAAACTCTTTAATGATTGATGCCTGTGATTCTTTTTTGGGTGTAACATAATCAAACAAAACTCCCTTTATCGTCTTGTATTTCTCAAAATATGCAAAACCCTCACACTCTTTAATCATATAGTTCGCTAACACATTCGCTATCGCACATACTAATGTGTTGCCACCTTCCTGCGGGAGCTTATTACCATTCAATATTTCTACCATAGTATTTTCATTGTTATATAAACTGATTCCTGCCTTTCCAAATTGTGTTATGAAATAGCTTTCCAGAATCAGAATCCTTGCTTTCGTTGAAATCGGATCATTTCCTGAATATCGTTCTAAAACTTCAAAACTAAAATTTTCTTCACCATATTTATTGAAATCATTCTGTAATTCTCTATTATAGTGATGATTCTTTCTAAGCTGAGGAATATGCTCATCATGCCATCTTCTATAAATATCCAAACTCTCGCCTATATATAATTTACCTGTTACCTTGTTTGTAATGGTATAGATCCCTGATACTTTATTTGTTGTCAAAATATATAATTTAGGTTCCTTTAATTCCTTCAATAATACTTCTCCTTTACTCAAATAGTGTTTCAAAATTATATAAAATAGTGCTTGCTTTTGCAGTCCATGTGTGGTAATCTATTGATAAAATTTAATAGCAGTTATCCACACATGGAACTGCATTTTTTGTTTGCACAAGAAAAACGCTGAAAACCCTTGATTTTCCTATGTTTTTTGAAAAAGTGAGAGGGAAAAATCGGACTACTGATTTGCACTTTAATAATTGGGAAAAGCATTGATTTTCTTATGTTTTTGGTGTTTTAGAAAGTGATTTTCCGTACCTATGTATAGAGTGTATTATATTCCCTTGGGGATACATCTAGGGGAAAGGGTATGGTTAAGCTAATAATTCTATTAGTATATCTCCAGTGTTATCTACTTCTACATTTCCATCCTTACATCCACAATCCATACTCACAACATTATTGCTTGGTATATCTATTTTTATATCAATATTACTATCATCAATATAAGTTGTATCATTATGTTTATCTGTATACTTTTGAGAATACAGATTATACCAGTTACCTTTATCACTTCTATATTGAACTACATCAATACATTGTGCAGTTTGTAAGTTACTAATTGCTTCTACAACATGAGACTTTCCTATACAGAGAATTCTATCTAAATCTTCCATTGTACAGGATTTACCATCTTTTATATTATTCACTATACAAAGGAACACTTTAAATTCGTTTTGTGTTATCTGCTTTGAAATAAATGCTCTCGCTGTACTGTAATAAAATTCAATATTATGTTCATCATCTAAAATTTTCAATCCACGTTTGATTTTTATTCGCATATCATCATATGTTACTTTTTTCTTTCTACATTGTTCTGATGTTGGCTCAATCAATTCAATGCAATGATGTTCTTCTAACTTTTCCAATGTTTTTTTGAAAGTTTTTATATCCATACAAAGCTGCCATTTTCCATGATTTTTGTATTGCATCTTCATTTTCAACTCTTTTACAGTAAATGGAATCCTTGATTTTGGTTTTATATACTTGTATAAAATTGTCATTACCAGAAATTCATATCCACTAAGGCTTACTTTTCTATCATTACGCAATCTTCCATCCGTCAATAGCTTCTGTGGCATTTTTACACCAATATTTTCTCCAATGGATATATTCTTCTTTTGGATTGCTTGCATACAATGAAATTTATCACATTGACGCTTGACAATTTCTTTTACTCTTGGATCGTCTATTTTTTCCCAACATCCATTTAGTTTATATACATCTTCTTTATCTAAATAGAAATCAATGTCTTTTCTTACGGTATTTGGATTTTTCGGTGGTCTACATCTTGTATTCCAGTCTAAGCATATTTCTCTCACTTTATCTTCTGTATATCCGTTAAATCTAAGCATTGAAATAATTCTTCCTAGCCATGTATCTCTATCATACTGATCCGCACCTTCTCTTAACATCTTTTCAGTACATAGACAAGGATAAACTTTTATATCTAAGCCATCACCGCTATAATCCCATTTCTGCAACGGTTTTGATTCCAATTCACATTCTAAAATCTTTTTTGCATTATCTACTCTATGCTTAATATATCCTACGTTGCATGGATGGAAATGCTTGACCTCATACGGATGCTTTTGGTAGTGATCTATTTCTTTTACTAATGGGAATTTCCCATTTTCATCTGGATTTTTCCGATTAAACGTACATGGTATTCTTGCTACTTGTGTCACTTTACAAGCATTGGTATCTGCTCCAACTAATGCACATATTTCTTTATTCAATTCGCTTATTTCTCTGACTTTACAAGTAGGTGGAATAATCACATAATAGTGGTATCCATGTCCAGAATCATAAAATGCGTGTAAGAATAGATTTGGCAGCTTATCCTTAATCATTTTGGTAAAATCATGTGCATCTTTTAAATTTGGATAGTCTTTCTTATCAAAATCAATAAACAATACTTTCTGTTGTCTCATATTAGCTTCTCGCCTGTGAAGTTCGTCATACTTATCTGTTTTCACAGTAGCAAGTGCATTATAAACATGGAAATTGTGCTTATATCGCTTTATGTACTCTTGGTATTGCTCAAAATTCTTTACATACTTGTGAAATTTTATCTCATTTCCATCTTCATCTAATACTGGATTTCCTTTTTTATCTGTTTTTACCAAGAATAAACATATATATTCATTCTCTTTTAAAACTTTCGGAAACAACATTTCATAGTACCTTTTTAAATATTCTGTTTGCGTGTTGCTAATAATACATTCCTCCAATCTGATTCTTTTCTTCTCGTTTCTACATAATTTCTACTCATAATCGTCTTCTCCTTCTAAAGGGCGTGAAGACGGTATTTATATAACAACACCGTCTTATTGTTTATAGTTGCATGATATATTTCTACTTTTAAAACTCATTTAAACAACAATTTTCTTATCCGTACTATTTCAATAACTCATTCCTCCTCCGTCACTTCTAAAATTTTCTCAATCTTTTCTTCAACCACACCCTCACCAACACCAAGATAAACAGTAACTATAATCTCTGTATCAGGATTTTTTCTTCCACATTCAGTTATGTAACCATTCAATTTATGATCCCGTTCATAATGCCATCCAATCGCATCCGAGAATACACCAGATTCACAGAGAAAATCCAAACTGTCTTTGAATTTATCAGTTTCTATGGTTTTTGTTTTTCTGGAAGTCTTATAATAAACCTCTGCTTTTGTGATATGTAACAGGTTATTTGTGATTGCTTCATTGATTTTTCTTGTTGTTGTTACTTTTCTCATGATTTCCTCCACCTATAAATAATACTTCTTCACAAACTCTTTTAATTCTCTTATCATTCCAGCCTTAACAGAAGGATCAATATGTCCTACGAAATCAAGCTGTACTCTGATAGTTCCATTAAGTTTTATTTCGTAACCGCCAAATAATAATGCGGTCAGATATAAAATTACCCCAGCTCTTTGCGAG